TGAACGGCCTTAATGTAATTGGTTTTGCAAAAACATTCTGACCTACGTTTGAATCATAAGTATAGAAGTGACCTACTGGTAATTGATTACCATCGTCATCTTCAGGTGTACGATTGATTGCTAGTCTAGGTATATTTGTACCCATATTAGAACCATCGTCTTGTCCTATTGCCTGCATGATTTGCTCATCAGACATTCCTTTTATGTTTGTTAAGTTATTATCAGACATTTGTCCTCCATTTTATTAAGTTGTATATACCATATTTTTAGATAAAAGTCAAGTATTATTTTGTAATATTGTATAAAATATTTACTATAAAATAAAATACATATATTATTGACATTATAAAAAGCACATTTTCTAGCATATTTTTGTTTCTCCTTCACTAACTTTAATATCTAAACCATCAGCAGTTGCAAAGTATTTAAACTCACTTAAATACTCATGGTTTTCATGTATATACAAAGTAGATGGTTCTATTAAACATCTATCTTTTAACTCTGTATATTCTAAATAAGCACTGTAATCTGAATCACTATACTCATCTAAAGTTTCAAGAGCTTCTATTGTTTTTCTCATGCATGCTCCTCATCTTTATTTATAACTATACTACCAGTGCATCTACCATAAATGTGACCTGATAGTTGATCTTGCAAACTTTCTAAAAATTTAGATAATTCTTTAGAAGTTATTCCATCATCAAACTTAAACTCTGATAATGTTTGTCCTTTTTTTTCTTTGTTGTTAGGTCCGTAAGTGGTACCTAAAACTTTTATGTTTAGTTTATCTATGTACATTATATTGCCTCCTTCATATTTAACCAATCATATCCTATTTTAAGTTCTGTGTCAAGCGGAACATTAAAATTAATATTGTAATACGATTTAAGTGCAGGTATTACGTCTGCAGTTCCTTGTCTAAAAATATCAGCCATTACTCTTTCTTCTCCAGGATATACATCTGCAATAATAGAATCATGAACTGTATTTATTAACAAACTTTTTACTTTCTTTTCTTTCATTAACTTGTAAATATTTATACAAGCTAACGGTACAATATCTGCTGTAGCAAATCCTTGCACAGGATAATTTTTTATTTGTGTGCCATACGTAGATCCACCCCAAGGTGTTCGTTCAGCATATGGAAAAGAATATTCTCTACCAGTTGGTAGTTTAACTCTTTTAAATCTTATGGCTTCACTTTGTAATTTATCATGCCAAGTTTTTATATCTTTATACTTCTCTAAAAATTTAGTATAGTATCTTTTCTCATCTTCAGTTCCTGTTGTACCACCATACAAAGGTTTAAATGTATGTGCTTTTGCATCTTGTCTTGATACACCAATAATATCTGCAGTGTATTGATGCACATCTATTTTATTTTTTATATCTTCCATACCTTGTTTATCTTGTGATAAGAATACAGCAGTTCTAAACTCTAACTGTGCAAAGTCTATCTCTATTATTTTACCATCTTTAAATCTAGAAGATACAACTTTACGAATAGGAAATGTTTTACCTCTAGGTTGGTTTTGAAAGTTTGGATCTCTACTAGATAGTCTGCCTGTAGCTGTGATGGCTTGCATAAACTTAGGATGTAAAAAACCTTTTTCATTTGTAAAGTTTTTTAATCCTGTTACAAATGTATTTAGATAAGTATCAACAGCGTTGTGTCTTACAATTGCATCTATAAAAGTTTTAAACTCACCTTCTGCTTCACCTGCTATTTTAGTTAGTGTAAGTTTATCTGTTCTAAAACCTGACTCAGCAATATCATATACACTTCTAGGTCTTTGTTGGAATCCTGCAACTTTACCTAACTTAGTATAAGTATATCCTTCACCTAAACAATGTTCACACTTAGTATAATTTTTATATGGACTACCATCTTTTTTTATTTTTTTAATTACACCTTTACCTTTACAATCTATACATTGTTCAGCTACAGTTTTAAATATCTTTTCTGAATTTTCTGCAACTAAGTTTCTAAATTGTAGTCTAGAAAATTGTGGTCTTCTTTTATTTTTACCTGTGCTTTTATCTATACCTACATTAAATATTTTAGCCCAATGTTTTTTATCTTTTGGTTTTCTACTATAGATCAACCAAGATAATTGTTCAGGACTAGATAAATTTACTTTAGTATCTCCCATTTGTTTATATACAATCTTATCTATCTTTTGTTTTAAATACGCAAACTCTGCACGATATTCTCTTTCAACTTTAGATAGTTCTTCTAGATTTATATTAATACCATTTGATTCCATATCAGATAATACAATTAAAAATTCATTCATCATCTTTGCTGTCATCAACAGGTGTTTATTTTTTGGCATTTTAAAATCTGCCATTTGAGAATGAAATAAATCTTTAGTTATTTGCACGTCCATTCTACCATATTCTTCTACAACATCTGCAGGTATTCTTTGAAAAGGTATACCCCTATCTGTAAATTCTTTTATACGATTATCTTTAGAACCAATACGTCTTCTCCTGCAACACATTTCTAAAGTTAAACTTTTTCTTATACCTCTATTTAATATATACTCCCCCAGCATAGTGTCATACACTCTACCGTTGTATTTAAATCCAGACTCTAATAACCACATAAGATCGAACTTAATATTGTGACCTACTAAAAGAGTTGTCTTATCTAGTATAGATTGTATTTTATGATAACAACCTTTGTCTATTCTTTCTGTGTGATTAGTAAAATAATACTCATCATTTATTCCAACACTAACTAATATATTGTCAGGATGAAATGGTGATGGGTCATACCCACCTGTCTCGGTTACTTGCCAAGATGTTTCTACGTCTGCTACTGTAATCATACTTCGTACCTGCTTATGCTCCTTCTAATTGTACAAGATGGTTCTCCATGATAACCATTTATTTTATTTTTACTTATACATAATGTTCTTATTTTATTTTCTGCATCAGAGTTAGAATTTCTACCTATACCTATTATTATATCTGCCTCTGCTGCTTTTCCTGTTTTAGAGTTTTCCATCATATCAAATGATATGCTGTTTCGATTGTGTGCATCTGCTGATGCTTGTGATATAGCAATCACAGCACAATCTCTTCTCTTTGCTATCTCTCTTACACTTGTGTATATCTGCCTTAACTTCTCATCTGTTCTTGCAAATGTACCTGTAACATTTATTTTATCTAACTGATCAATAACTATTATATCAGGTTTATGTTTTTCACAATGTGCATCTATGTCTTCCATTGACCAATCAACTGTATCAAACATAGCTATATTATCTTTTATTTCACTCCAAGCATTTTGTGCTATCTCTTTGTCTTGTATTATTTCTTCTCTAGTCATACCAGTATAACAAGATATGGCTCTCATCTGTGTTCTGATTGCAGGTTCTTCATTTATAAATGCGTGAACCTTTGCACCTTGCTCAGCAAATCCTTCAGGTCCTGCACAAAGACTAACCCAAAATGCTGTCTTGCCTGTTTCAGGTCTAGCAAATGCAATCATAAGATTACCACCACCAATACCACCTACGTTTTCTTTTAACACAGGTATATTAAACTTCCATTTAGTAGTTACATTTAATAATCCTAATACTTCTTTTACATCACTTGTAACTGCAGGTGTCTTTTCTTCTTCACCTTGCTTATGTTTTTCTATCATACTTGTAATGTCTGTAAAGTTTGCGTCTTTACCATTAAATATTTCTGTAGCCTCAACAGCTATTCGTTGTGCTAAATCTCTATCAGATAAGATACGCATTATATCTTTTGCTATTTCTTTACTAGGTTCTTGTATTTCTTTTATATCTTCTACTAACTCACTAAACTTTTCTTTCGCAGCACGAGTTAATGCAGGATTAAATATAGCAGTATGCAAAGAGTATAATTCATCAACACTTATATCGTCTGAATATTTTGCGTGTGCTTTTTGTATTGTATCAAACAAAGAACTTATATCTCCTGTAAATATAGTAGGAGATATAGCACCCTTGTATTGAGTGTAAAAATTTTTTTTAAGCATTAGTCTAAGCATTTGTTTTTCTATCATAAAATATCTCCTCTATTTGTTTTGTGTTAAAGTATTTAAGGTCATCTTCTAATGGTTTAACTACGACATTGTCAAACCCTGACGACCTTAAATCTTTTGCTATATCATATGCTTTTGTTGTAGCATCTCTGTCTAAACAGATATATAGTTTTTTATACGGTCTTAAATGTTCTTTGTGTTCTTCTTTTAACTTTGTACCCATAATTGATATTCCTGTCAACACATTTGATACAGCACAAGCTGATGGACAATCCTCTACAATAACTGCGTCTTCACAATCGCCACATTTAAATGGTACATTTTTATTATCATACATAAACCATTTTGGATATACGTTTTTATTTAGTCCTCTACCAACTGCACCTACTATTTCATTTGTATTTTTATTTCTAATTAAGAATACAACTCTATCTTGTTTCACATCATATTTAATATCTGCTCTGCCCCAAGCCCACGCTTCCCAGCAATTATTTTTATGTAAATATAATTGTGCATTTTTATTTGTTGATACTATTTTAAAACTATCAGGTATGATAAACCTTTGACTTGTGTTACTTTCTTTTTTGTTAAATGTTGCACTTACATATTGCATATCTTTTTCTCCTTCTTTTTTTCCTCTAGCTTTACAAGTTGAATGAAAGCAATACCAACTTAATTTATTTTCTGTAGTGTCTACTGATAATGTATTTAAATTTTTACAAAAAGGACAATCCATTCTAGCTTGTGTGTCTGCTTGAATAGATAGTCCTTGTATAATATTTAGTTGTTGTTTGTAATTCAATTATTGACTTCCTCGTATGTAACCCTAGTTCTAGTTTTATCATAAAAGGTATTTGGGGTAAGAATAAGTTTCTTAGTAAGTATTAGGTGTGTAGCCTCATCATTTATTCTGTCTGCGTCTACAACTCCTTCAAGTGGTAATGTATATTGTCCTGTATATCCTAGTCCGTATACTTTTATGAGGTAGTTTTTTGTTTCCATTGTTTTCTCCTTATCATATTTTTATTTATTTGTCAACTGATTTTGTAAAATATTTTTTATTATTGTGTACTGGGGATTTAAGTCAGTAGTCTTACAAGACGTAAGTAATAATAATATAATTATATATTTCATATATTATAACTTTCTATCCCACTCTTCTTTTGTCATTGAGGGTATGTGTTTATTAAACTGACCATAAAAAATATAGTGTATTATCGCAATAAACATATATGTATACAATAAAAATATATAAAATCTTTCTATCATTTTTTTCCTTTCCTTTTGTGCCTACCCATATACCAATCTCCTGGTTCATAGTTCCATTTCTTTCCGTGATGACCCCTTATATCAGCATACCACATACGAAGTCTTACTATTATTTTTTTAATTATCATTTTTTTGTTCTTCTATTTCTGTTAAGTATTCATCTATTCCTGAAGTAATATCATCAGGAATATCAGTAAGTTTTTCTACCTTACCATTAGACCACTCAACATCTATTGACCAACCTATTATTTTTAGGTCACCTTTTTTATCTACACTCATTAATGTTCCTTATAACTTACTTGTTTAACTGAACGATTCCAACAAGCACGGCAAGATTTACACTCACCACCCTGTTTATATGCAGGGCATTCTCTACCTATTGGTTTCTTATCTTTATGTACACCTGATGTCCACTTCCAAAACTTTGGTGGTGGACTATCTACTTTAGTTGTAGATACACGCAAACATAAATTCTTTGGCACATCTTCCTCTTTTACTTGTGCTACAATATTATATTCTCTAGTAGCTAACCAGTATTTGATGTGGGGTGTGAGCAAACACACCTCAAATATTTTCATAAGATGTGAATAAGATTGTAAATCTCCTGAGTCAAACCACCTGTGAAAATGCCTTGATTTATCTAGGTTTTTGTACTTTTGGGTAATTAGTTCTGCCATATAATCTACCCACTCAGGCATATCTAGTGCCTCTAATCTTATCTTATGTGCATTAGCTGTAACTGGAAAGACGTAATGTCCTTTAAGTGCATAGCATTTATTACAGATAGTACCTTTTACTTTTGCTAACTTACTACCTGTCTTACATTTTTTTGCCGATATGCCCCAAGCATATGCAGGCATTTTACTTGGATTAGATAGTGTACCTATCTTTTTCTCCAACTCTTTTCGTTTCATATATCCTCCTCAAAATCTTTTATATCCCAACCATCACACAAAAAAGAATGGTCAACATCAGGTGTTGTTCTCCACTTAGTTTCTTTTCCGTCTTTATCTGTTGTAATAAAAGTTACTTTATCAACCATAAGAGTTGATAACTCTTGTTTGTTCATTGTTCTTTTCATAGTAGTATATTAGCACATAAAGTTTGGTGTGTCAACTCCTGTGTAAACAGCAAACCTTTTCTTTTCACCAATATAATATTGTCTGTATGCTTTGATATAATTTCTATCTTTATATTCATCAGGCATACATTGTGGTGGTGGTTTAAAATAATGACAGGGAAATCTATCTTCTACATTTTGTAATAAACCATTGTTAAAACTATTTATTACGTAAGATGATTTGTGTATTTTGTTATATCTTTTGGTATATTGTTTGCAAAGTTCTTTACCTAGTTGCAAAGCATACTCAAAGTTCTCAACTGATTCTCCAACCCAAATAGTCATAGGGTGTTTGGGGTATGCTGTTTTATATAGCCTATCATCATCACCACAATTTTTTCTGTATGCAGTTGATAACATTTGTGCAGTTTCTAATATCATTTTTACTACGTGTTTATCACAATGATACTCAGCACATATCTTTGGTTCTTCGTGTAGATGAAATATATTCATCACTATATCCTTTCTTTTGTTTTAATAGTCCACAATCAGCACAATAATAAGTATTATAAATTATTACTACTGCTTTCTTATTACATATGTAACATAATTTAACTGATGTGTCAATTTGCGTAATAGACTTTTTCATAAATATGTGATATGATATCCTGCGTTTCGGGGCAGGGTTAATATACTACTTGGGTTCTATACCTGATATATGGGCTATCAATTGGTTTCCCTTTTTATTTGTATATTCAACTTTATATAATTTTTTATGATCTAATTTCTTTTGTAGTTTCTTTAATGACATAGCCCCCATAGTTTCTGTTGTCGGGTTATCATTATCTTTAGTTATATCTGTAACTTTGTATTCGTATCTATATCTCATAGTTGTGTACCTTGTTTTGTTGCCTTTCTTTTTTTCTTTTTATTTTTTTATTATTGTATTCTACCACAAAATAAACTATAAGTCCACCCACCATAATGGCACATAGACCTATAAATAATTGTAGTATTCCTAATTGTATTGTCATAATTTTTGGGTGATTTGTCTAGCGAGGCGTGTGGGTAGAGCCAGGTTTTACCACTCTATTCGTTGTACAACTTTACGTATAGACTCCTTTTCAGCTAGTTTGGATAGTCCTACCTCAAACAAATCATATTATTTCAAGGGATACACTATTCGTTTGCAACTACGTTGTCAAGACTTGCGTGCTTATATGACTTTGGCTAGCCCTAGTCTGACGCTAGTGTATCCCTCAAATTAATAGTAAGGATAGGCGATTTCTCGCCTACCCCTGTTTAATCTAAGCTACTTGTTGGGATTCAAGATGTTTCTGCAAAGCAATCCTTGCATTAGCAATCTTTTCTTCCTTGCTAGGTTTCCTTTCGTAACCTAATATTGAATCCGTCATAGACTTAACACTAGCAGGATTAACTGTTAATGCAGTACCAAAGACTTTATTGATGGCAACATTTGGTTCCCACTCATATTCTTTAGCTAACATATCTACTTCAGATTTAGTTTTCATAGCTTTTATTTGCTCACCTACTAAATCAGTTGCCCGTAATATAGAACTAATCCAGTCTTGATGAGTCTTTACTACATTGGCTTTTGCTATTAACATCAGCTCAAATGTAGCAAACTCTGATTCTGTGCAAGGTATTGCACGAGAACGACAACCACCACTACCAATAATATCTAAAGCATAGTTATCTTTCCATACTTGATACCAGTTAGTACCTTGCCCATCATTACCTTTTAACCAACGCTGATTATCATTTGCATTAGTTGAGTGATGAGGATTACTTCGGTTGCCTTTTTGCTCAATCTCTATGTCGGGGTTTAAGCCATTAGCTTTTAACTCCTCACGATACCAAGCATAACCAAAGTCATTTTCGTGGTCGTATGATGAATTACCAGTATGACTACCATCTAATTCAAAGCTGAAGTGTTTTGATTTTTGTTCTTCATCTCTGTAATTATTAAGTTCCATTACTGGTTTTCCCTTTTTATCTACAACTGCAAAATAAAAACAACTGTCTTTTGCTGTGGCATCAACAGTATTATATTTCTTCTGCAATTTTTGTAGAGTAGAAACATCTTCGGGCTTATACAATCGTGTAACTACATTGGTGGCAACTTTAAATGCGTCATCAATCCTAGTCTTACACAAAGTTTTAGCTGACAAAAATGCCTCATACTTTGGGTTATCTTTTTTAGATTCTAAAAATCTTCGGAAGTCTTTTATATAAGCTGTCCGATAATCTTTATTCAATCTAATATCTTTTTTCTTCTCCATTGAGTACTCCTTTCATTGTTGAAGATACTACCAACTCGCTTGTCGGTAGTATCTATATATTACTATAT